ACTATACTACTTTGCAAAAAAACAGCTTAGAATCGTTCTAAACGGTTCAATCTAAAGTTAAGGAGTTGAGTATGACAGGAATTGACATAGATGGGAATAGGGTTCGTAAAGGTGACTTGATAGAAGTTGTCGATATGGATACTGCATTTAGTGCACCATTTACCGAGGGCGACCGGTTCACGATTTGCGAACTGTACACAAAAACTCAGATGGATCGAATGTATCGTAAGTTTAATATTTCCGTCAGAGTAGACATATGGATATTACTCGATAACGGATGGTTCGCCCGATGTGGTGCGGTTAGACTTATCCCGAAAGATAAAAAATCAAAAACCAGAATCGATTTTGTAGTCAGGGAGTTGACGAAATGAGAACCAAAAAATCAGTAGCCCAGTCAGTAATCTGGGAATTGTTTATTGCGGCATTGCCCTTGTTGAGCGCCGCATTCATTGGCGTAATACTGGCGATTCTTTTGATTGTCTGGGTGGTGACGAGATGAGCAAAATAATTGAATCTGGATTTGTTAGAGTTGCCAAAGATCACTCTTGCGAATGGTGCAGTGAAAAAATAAACCGTAGAGAAAACGCAATGCATTCAGCAGTTTCGTCAGAAGGTTTTATATACCATTTTTACGTTCATCCAGAATGCCATTCGGCAATGGAAAGAGATGAAGCCATAGATTGGTATGAAGATGAACCATATGAACCTCATGCGCAATTACGGGGCAAGACGACGACTGAAACAGAATCAGATAGGATCAAGGCATGACCGAAATACAAGAAGCATTCGAGAAATATGTTTTAAGCAGCCTCGGTGACGATTACGGTAACCTCGAACGATGGAAGCCTGAATGGAGCAGTAAAAACGGCACGCGGTATTATGCCAGTGCCATAATTGAACAGGACTTTGCATTTTTCAGGGCCGGGTATTTAGATGGGATGGAAGCAAGGGGGAAGGGATGAATAACATAACCGGAGTGAACAATCTGACGATCAATAGATCACTCTATCAAGAACAAATCAAAGACCTTTTGCGAGAGGTCAACGAGTTAAAACGCGAAAACACAGCCCTAAAAGCAGCCCTGGCAGAAGTCGAGAAACAGACTGGTCAGGTGAGGGAGATACTTAGGGTTGCGGCTAATAATATGGCGGTATTTCATGGTGATTAATAAATTTTCAGGTCAGCCGTGCCGAGTATTTTTCTGTAAGGATTCGAACCCAGATGTTTTCGGGAAAATGGATTATCAAGCAAACGGCACGTGGGTAATGCTTCGCGGCAGAGTCGAGACTACTGGAATGTTCGTATGCAGCCGAAAATCAGACATGTTTCCTATGGTTGTTAGCACGATTGAGGAATTGCCTAATATCGATTACACAGCCAAAGAAAGAGAGCTGATATCGAATGCGGTTGCTGATTCAGTTTTAGGAGAAACGAATGGATGAGCTAATTCTCACCAAAGACAATTGTGCTGAATGGCGAGCGGAAGTAAATCGCCAATGGGCCATGCTTATGGGCGTTAACGATTGGGATATTCTCGAAGATTACCCTACAGACGAAAAACTCTTGGCTGAATATGAAGGCGAAGATGTTGATTCATGTATAACTGGCAACTATGAAGCCTGCGCTTCGGATTATGCATTGGAGTTTCCATCATGACTAAAAACAAAGTTCACCAAAAGGTATTTCGTCATCTCGGTGGCAAAAAGATAATTGGTATACGTTGCAAGCAATTCGGCGGGGTTGTTTACTATCTGGAAATGACGGAAGTAGAGGCCGATGTTACATGCAAGCACTGCATTCGTAAAAACCAAAAATATGGGAGCACGATATCATGAGTGATTGGAGCATAAATACATTAGACCTTATACCGCATTGGGAATATCACACGATAACTGTTGAATATCCGCCAACCGCTCAAACACCCGAAGAAGCTGACGAGATATTGGATAGGATGGGCCATGGACTATAGAGACTGCTCATGCGCGAGATGCATAAGTGAATCAAACTTGACTCAAGACGGGATGCCGATTCGATTTAGCTTCATGATTGTTTGCTCTATATGCGGAAACAAGAGATGTCCGCATGCGGCGGATCATAGAAACGAATGCACTAATTCAAACGAACCAGGACAGAAGGGGAGTCTTTACGAAGATGGCTGACATAACAAAGTGCTACGGCCAAGACTGCCCTATCAAAGAAACTTGCTACCGGTTCACCGCGCCAGTAAACGAATACTTGCAGGGGTGGGCTAATTTTGATTCGATCTATTGGGAGTCTGATGACGCCGAATGTAGCCATTACTACCCGACCAAGCCGATTAGCACAATTTCTACCACAAAAGAAAACAGGAAGTAGGGAGAGATTTCGCTTGCAATAATTAGTCATCGTGATAGAATATTTAATCGAGGTAAAAATCATGTGTGCGTTAATCCAAGAAGTTGACCGGCTAAATGCCGACAAAACAAGCGGTAGAACAATGCCGCGATTGAGAGGCTATATGAGTGTGTACACGACTGCGCAGGTTGCGGAGCTCGAACATTGCAAACCGTCAACCGTTTCGAAGTGGTGCAAGAAAAACAACGTAAAGCGCCATGGCCGCGACTACTGGCTCAGCTTTGAGGAAGTCGAACAGTTCCAGCATCGGAACAAACAGGTGGGCAAACCTCGAAAAGGAGATTGAAGAATGGGGTACATACGACACCACGCAATAGCTTTCACAAGCTATGATGAAACTAAGATAAAAAAGCTTCACGCTTTCGCTATATCACTTGCAGAAAGCCAGGTAACGCCGATAATGAAATCGAACATAAACTCATACTACACATTTTTCTTGAGCCCAGATGGTTCAAAAGAAGGGTGGGCTGATTCAGATAATGGCGACGCGGTGCGAGATAAAATAATTGCAGAAACCGGTGACTATATAAACTTCTGCGAATTCTACTATGGCGATGACGAAGGAATGAGCGCTGTTGTCAGGCATAATTAGCACAAAACCTACCGCAAGATTGTCCAGATGATTTATCGGATAAAGTTCTTGCTAATTGGTTGTTGTGGTGTATAATTAGGTCATGGTGATTGAAACCACTAACAGCGCTTAGGGGGCGAAGGGCAAATGGAAAACGATTTCGAAAGAGGCAAGGAAGCCGCTATGAATGTAGATTACTATAATCTGGATTCGGAAGTAGCAGAAGAAATCATAGAATCGGAAAACTCGGATTTTATGGCTGGATGGAATTCATACTTCCAGCACAACAACTAACAACCCAAGGCCCCACACCACGGGGCCAATGGTCAGGGGTGACGTCACCGACGATCAAAGGAGAAAGAGGATGACGGCTTACTGGTATAACGAAAAGACAGGAGAAACGGAAACAGTCCTTGTGCTTGAACGAACAATGTATAGTTTCTATATCGAGCGAGAAAACGGTGAGAGGAAAACCGTTTATTCGGTAGAGTTTGCCGACTGATAAAAAGGCGAAAGGATCGCCTGGAGGAGGATGGGGATGAGTAAAGGAAAAGTAGACATCAAACGCAGCGACCGTGAAGCGATCAAGCGTTACAATATGGGCCTGCAACTCGGGGCGAGTACCGACATCGCAGAATCCCCTTCATACGGATACGGCGAACTCGACAGAAACGGTTTTTGGGAGTTTCCGCTGTATTTCGAAAATGACAATGATAAGCATGACTCCGAAAGAAAAGACGCATTCGACGATTACACGGGGCCAGGTAAACCTATGAAGCAAAAACTCAAGGAATTGCCTGTACGTCTGCGAATGTATTGGCAACGTCTTCTATGGCGTGTAGTTAACACGTTCAGACGAAAATAACCCAAAAAATCGTAAGGAATGGGAGAAGGATATGCCGATACTTGGCGTTTACGACATGCACCTGTACTGCGATGGCGAAGGTTGCAACGGTTTCTGGCAGTCGGCAGAAATGGAACAAACCGAAAACGAATGCCGGAAAGTCGCCCGAGCGCAAGGTTGGTCTTTCAATCTATCAGAACACAAATGCTACTGCCCAAAATGCAGCATCAAGCGCGGGAAGATGCCTAAATGAATTACACGAAAGCAACTAAGGCATGTCGGGAACGTTATAAATTGCAGCTTCGCGATCAATACGGAGTGCCCGCACAAAGGCTTGTAAACTGCTGCCGTATCCGAGCTTCCGGGGCGCTATTCGTAAAAGGAATGCGTTGTGTAGGTCGAGAATCGGCAGATTGCCCGCTCAAAAAAGCGGAAGCAAATAACCACCCCCTCTAAAGGCGGGGTGGGGAGGGGGTAAGAATGTTCAAGCTATTCGAAGTTAAATTCAATGCCGACGACATATGCGTCTATTCGCTCATCGGTGGGACGCTGGTTAATGAGACAGAAGGCAGTCTTGTGGGTCATGGGTTTGACGAAGAGAAAGCACGAGAGCTTTTTACTGTGTATCTCAAGGGACAAATACTGGAAACGGTATAACCCCACGAGATGTCATCTTGAAGGTAACGGAGTTATGACGAAGTGGGTGAGGAGGTAAGTATGAAACTGGCAGTAACAGACATTATTAAGGCACTTGATGCCGAAAAATATTGGTGCGTATCTGCAAACGATGAGGAAAAGAAAGGCACCACGCAGGAATTTCGCGATGGGTTTATCGCAGGAATAGAACAGGCGAAACGCTTAATCAAGATGATGTCGGCGAGTGAATAACCCCACGTCGATTCGAGGAGAGAGGGAATGAAGAAGATAGACAAACTTATTGAATGGCTTGAATCCGAAGTTTCGGATATCGACAAACGGGATTTTCGCTATGAATCTAATGACTATTATACAGCTAACATGAAAAGGAAGGCTGTGTTGGAAGAGGTTATTTCGAAGGCGAAAGAGATGGCAGCCAATTAACCCACCGCACGGGATCGATAGGAGGGTGAGGAATGACCAAAGTACAGACAGAAGCGGGGATTGTGCAAATCAATGATGACGGGAAACATTTCTGGTTTTCTACCGGTACATCGATAGTCACGGATTGTGAAACTGGTAAAAGCACGATAACCAAAAGAGAAAGTCTTATCGAAATGCAGCCAATAGAGATTCTTTTATTCAAAGAGCTTGTCGAGCTTAGAGAATATAAGGAACGCATGGAATCTGAAGACATGCACGATGGGCCAGAAAATTGAGAATTGACTACATAGCTATCACGACGATTGTAATATTTCTGTATGGCGCTGGCGTGATTGTTTATCAGAAGTTTCGAAGTAGGCAAAGCGCCACGTTAATGGAATCCATCTTGGTCAAAGCAGAAAGAATCATAACACAGGAGAAAGAAATGCTTACGATAGATCAGGTAGAAGAGGCCGTAGAAGAAATGTACCAGTTCCTACACGCGCATGAAATTGCACTCAAGGAATGGGACGAGGCGTTTGATAAAGCAAGCTCTTAGCCACGCCTTTACTAAAGGGAGGGTTTGAGTATAATTTTGAATCATGACTAATTTTTTTGTGAAGGAATTGTGACGATTGAATCCTAATAGAGAAAAGAATCTAACACCGTTTCAGAAAGGTCATGCTCCTATTCCTGGGGCTGGTCGAAAACCATCGCACATAAAACAATACCTTGAAAATAATGGAATTGGTTCGGCTGATATTTCAGCTATTCTCAACTCTCTTACCATGAAGAACAAAAGTGAGCTTGAAGCGATAATTGCAGACCCAACATCTGCGATACTTGTCGTCGGTGCCGCTAATGCGATGCTTAAAGACCATGAGCGCGGAATATTCAATGGATTTGAAATGATACTCAATCGTGCTCATGGAAAGCCTAAAGAAACTATAGAGCATTCTGGTGGTATAGATATAGGCACCATGAGCAAGGAAGAACGAGACAGACGAATTGCTGAGCTTGTAGCAAAAAGAAATGCCAGCAACGACGGATGAGGATATAGAGCTACTTCAATTGCTTGAATTCGAGCAATTATTGAAGGTAAGCCCGAAACTTGAAAAATTCCGCGATCCGTTCAGACTTAAAATCGCATATGGTGGCCGTGGTGCCGGTGCCAAGACTTGGTCAATAGCGAGTTTGCTTGTCCAGTTCGCACAGGCTAAATGCATCCGTGTTTTATGTACGCGTGAAATCCAGTTGTCAATGCCGGAGTCAGTACATCGAATAATCAAGCAGCAAATCATGCGGCTCGGGTATAAGGGATGGCAGATCACAGACGAGATAATCAGCTCGCCCATTGGTTCGACCTTTCACTTTCGCGGGCTTCAAAATCTTCGCGCGAGCCTCAGCATAAAAGGGTTCGAAGACGTTGATTATTGTTGGGTTGAAGAAGCAAGCACAGTTAGCAATGATTCATGGGACATTCTTATACCGACTATTCGAAAGCCTGGTTCTGAGGTCTGGATATCTTTCAATCGTGAGCTTGAGCGCGATCCTGTTTTTGAACGTTTTTGCATAACCCCGCGTGAAGACTGTTTGATTGTCCCATTACAACCCGGAGCTATCGATAATCCATGGTGGACTAAAGAACTTCAACGAGAAATGGAAGAGGACTTCAAGCGCGATCCTGATTTGGCGGAACATGTCTGGAATGGGAGCCCGAGAAGTCAAGGTCAAAAGGCTGTGCTTTCGCGTATAGCAATTCGTGCCGCGATGGATCGTGAAATAGCCGAGCCACAAGGTGAAGAAGAAATAGGCATAGACGTTGCCCGATTTGGTGATGACGACACAGTTATGTACCGGCGGATCGGCATGAAAGTAGTTGAAGAAAAGATATTCAGCGGACAGGATACACAACGAACTGCGCGCGAGGCTTGGGACATGGCTAAAAGAAATTCTTCGATCCCGATAAAGGTTGACGACTCAGGCGTAGGCGGCGGTGTATCGGATAAGTTGGTTGATTTAGGCGCGAATGTGATTATGGTCAATTTCGGTGGCAAGCCTATCGATGATGTGAAATACACAAGCGTTGCTGACGAAATGTGGTTTAACTTTCCTATAAACGAAGTTGATATTCCGAACGATCAGCGACTTATGGGTGAGCTTTCAGGACGTCAATATGCTTATACAAACAAAGACCAGCGTAAGATCGAGCCTAAGCGAGAATATAAGAAACGTTGCGGCAAGTCGCCTGACAAGGCTGACGCTTTGCTTTTATGTTTCTATAACCCCGAACGATACAACGGCGGCATCTCCGACTTCTCAACCGAAGACTTAGGATTCTGATTGACAATTGGGTAATGTGGGCTTATGCTTGTCTGGCAACCTCCTTCTTTTTCGGTTCTTTGTTTCCTCTCCTACCTCCTTTCGCTACCTGTCTGCCAGCAGGTGGCTTTTTATTTATGAGGTGACATTATGATTGTGAAAGAACAGTTATCCCCAATTCAAGTGCGAGAAAAAGTCATAGCTGATTATAAGAAAACATGGGCATCGGGTAGCGGTCCCGTTATGTTAAATCTGAATATTGCGATTGGATGCTCTGATGATGACGCAAGACTATTTTTTGATGACGAACTTGTTTTCTTGGTTGACGAATCGTGGAATATGGCGCATGCATTGGTGGCTGTAGGTCTTTTTGATTCAATGGGCGATGCGAAGAAGGCCAATAGAGTTTCGCCTATACCGACCGGATTCAATGACAGGCTATTTGGCAATAAACAGACCATCGTAAGAATAACTACTCTCAACATTCAATAATTTGCAATTTTTGCCCTATAAATTTCCAATGCCTCCTGGCTATATTCTGCGTATGATTGTCGAAATTGAAAGTGGACACGGCAGAAAAGAAAAATTCGAATTGAGAGAAGATTCTGTTCTATTTAAGACTGTTTTTCAGAGTGATTTATTTGCACGTTTCACCAGATACCGTGGTGAAGTTATTGCATGCGGTAGCCTTGTTGATAGGTGTTCCATCCAAGATTGGATAGAGGTGCCTTGTGACTTTTGCTCACAGATAACAGCGGTGGATATGATTCAGCACCGCACTAAAACATATTTTTTCATTTGTTACGGGTTTAACATAATTTCGGCTTATAAAGGACCGCTATATTGAATATCGAATCATGCATGGACAGAGGCATGCCGGGTTATCGGGCTGGTAAAAGTGGCAAGTGCTACGTCTACATGACGGATGACGAGACAACTAAGCGGCTTGCCTACAAACTCGCCGAGAAAGAACGCGCTAAATTGGCGGCTAAGGAAAAGAAAAGTGCTCCACCGGCATAAATGGGTCATTGTCGACCAATTCGAAACCGAATCACAAGCTGAAATGCTCCTGCTGATGGGATTGTTGCCGAATACACATACGAGTTTTCGCAAGAAACACGTTACTGATTTCCAATGCGAATTATGCGGAAAGATGAAACGAAAGGTAATTAAAAGTGCCCACTGAGCTCGAAGTTAGGACCGATTCCAGCGCCTATAACCAAAATACACTCGGCAAGCAAGTGATACATGAGGAGCATAACTCCGCTTACAATCATCACGTCATCGTTGAAGCTTATAACGAAGGACGCGCAAGAGATATTAATCAAGAGCCAAAAGTCAATGGCGATCCCTGCTTCATTCTTGGCTCTGGCCCATCACTCGATAGAATCCTGCCCTACCTGAAAGATTGGAAGGGAGGCATCATATGCACGACCTCGCACGCTCTTTCACTTGTCTATCACGGGATTGAACCGACTCACATTCTGGCGCTTGACCCGTTCAATTGTTGGGGAGAAATTGCTGGTATCGATTGGTCAAAGACTCGAACAAAGTTGATTACAACACCCGGAGTTTGGCCCACATTGATTGAAAAATGGCCGAATGAAATGCTACTCTATATCCAGAATCTTGGATCGCGAGAAACCTATTACGGCCAACAGCAAAAGCGCATGTTCACGGTTCGACGGCCCAAGAACGAGGAAGACCCGGAATATCTCGCGAGCCCTGACGGTATCTGCCGCGATGCATTCTTCGACTACATCATTCGTACCGAGATTACGCAATTCGCTTGCTCGCCGCCTTGCCAGATGTTCGCCGCTCAGATTCTTGGGTATGGTCGAATCTTTTTGGCCGGTTGTGACTTCGGGATTATTGATGGCAAAGAAAGGTTTACAAACTACATTGTCGAAAAGCCCGAGCAATTGCTAAAGGTAGGCAACGCACCGGATGTTATCGTGCCGACTAAGTGGAAGGCAGAGGAACACCGCTACAATCCAGACGAAACGGTAGAAACACCCGAAGGCGAAAAGAAACCTATCTGGATTGACTCGGCGAACGGGCTTAAAACAAACCCGATCATGCTGTTTTACAAAAAGAACATGATTACCGCGTGGCGATTGAGTTTGCAGGATGTCTATTCATGCGACAAAGGCATCATGACTGAAATCCCTTACGCTGATATCGAAAAGGTAATCGCGACGCAAGGCAAAGGATTTAAGAGGACCACACACGAGTTTATTATCAGAGAAGCCGAAGGGTATTTGGCCAAGGTAGGCGCGTTCGTAGTCAACGTTGGCAAAGCGTATCAGTTCGTAGAAGCACTTCGTCCTCTCAAAGACTGGATTGACCCTAACGGCAATCGGCATGAGGGTGAATTGATTTCGTTCATGCGCGGGACATATCGTAATTGGGAGTGCCAGACGCCGGGGTGCGGCGGTATTGGCCAAGCTCCAAACGATGACGATTTCTCGAATAAAGAATGCGAGCGGTGCCATCAAAAGAGCCTGAAACGCAACCCGATAGATATGCAGGCGAATATCAAGAAGTTCCGCAAGCTGTTGAATATTAACGGGCCACTCAATCAGATTGATGATGCGCCAGAGATGAGGAAAATCAACCCGAATGTGATTCTGTCGTCGGGTACCGCGATGAATGCGAAAGAGGCGGTTTTGCCGTCGATTGTTGGTAAGACAAGTGCGGATAAAGTTTAAGGCAGGTTGGTAATGAAGCTAAACGACAATGACGAACTTGAATGGTCTAACGGAAAGAAAGTCTATTGCCTGAGTTCAACCGTTGGGCTCGATCTGATTTCTGGCGAGCTTAGAACTGGCTACGATAGCGAATTGATAGTCGGAAAGAGTTATGACAAGGATTCTATAAGCAAAGAGGATGTGGTCGAACTCGCCGCATTCATGATTTCGAAATGGACAGATGTCTTGTTGGCGGCTGCGAAATGAAAACTATCAAACGCTTCGGCGGCAACGAGCTAAAATACCTGACAAAAGTATTGGAAGGCGAGCATCTGACTGCGACCTCGGGTAGTTGGACGCACGAACTTGAGCAACAGTTCGCAAAGAAGATGGGCAGCAAATACGCGATTGCTTTCAATAGCGGCACATCGACTTTGCATGCTGCTTTGGTCGCGGTCGGCGTAAAGCGTGGGGACAAGGTAATAGTCCCGGCTCTTGGTCCTATAATGACTTCTGCCGCTGTCATTCACGCGGGCGCGATACCTGTTTTCGCGGACGTTCAAGAATCGACTTTCAATATTGACCCGACAGACGTTGCCCGAAAGATGACGCCAGACGTTAAAGCGATTATCGGCGTACACCTTTATGGCCTGCCTTGCGATATGGACGCGTTGAAGGCATTTGGCGTGCCGGTTATTGAGGATTGCGCGCAGGCTTTACTCGCGACTTACAAAGGCAAATACGCAGGTACTATCGGCGCATTCGGTTCATTCAGTTTCGAGAACAGCAAGCACATATCTTGCGGCGAGGGCGGTATGCTTATTACCGATGACGAAAACCTTGCGCTTATTGCTCGTCGAATTGGCGGTCACGGATTTATCGGGCTAACTGCCGAATCGGGCAGGGTCAAGGGTGATAAGGAAATATTTCAATCGCCAAGTTACAAACGCCATGCTAAAATTGGCTGGAACTATCGCATGAGTGAATTGCAGGCGGCTGTTGCTTTAGCGCAGTTTGAAAGGGTTGACGAATTATGCAAGGCCCGGCGCGAATCAGGTTTACGAATGATAGATGCAGCAATAGATGATATGCGAACGCAGCCTATTGAGGGCAATTCCTATTGGGCTTTCGCGGCTAAATACGAAGGCGATTGGCAAGAGTTTAGAAAGCGCTTCATTGCAGCGGGTGGCCATCCATTTTACGGCGCATGGTCTTGTCCATTCGACGAGCCTGCATTTGCGGGGATAATTGAAAGCAGAATCGGTGACCGCCCGCATCCTGCCAATTGTCCAGTAGCTGAACGAATACAGCCTCAGATTATGCAGTTCAAAACGAGCTGGCTGGATATTGAGGACGCTAAGAAGCAGGCGGAGATTTTGAGGAGTGTTTTGGGATGAAAATAAGCGAATTTGTAAAAACGCATAAATTTGCAATTATTTTCGGCACTATTGGCGTTATTTGTGTCATAATACTGGCTCTATTTATGTACTGGGCGGTATCTCCAATAGAAGACACGCCAGATAGAATTGAAAGCAAGAACAGATTTGGTATTTTAATTACAATTATCTTGGCCTCTGTTTCTGGTGCAGTAGGTGCCCATTTTGGGAACGGTAAAGACGAATGAAAATCATAGTCACCGGCTCAGAAGGGCTTATTGGGAAGGCGGTTGTTGAATATCTTTCCGAATACGAAATGTATGTTGACCCAACTGGGTATCATTGCGCTTACGAAGTCACTGGGCTTGATATATCCGACATGGACTTTAACGACGAAATGACAGTTGGCCATTTTTTCGAGATGGGTGAATACGACGCCCTAATCAACTGCTTCGCCCTAAACAATCACTGGCAGCCGCGATCAACTGGCGACAGAATCATGGGTATCTCACTCGATTCTTTCGATGCCTACCTAAAAACCAACGTGACCGCACTTTTCTCAGTCTGCCGCGAGTTCAAGCGAAATAATCCCAAAGGCTCAATCGTCAATTTCAGTTCTACATATGGGCTTGGTTCTCCGCACCCTGACATGTATGGCGATGGCGAGAAACATATAGCCTACGGAGTCAGTAAAGCCGCCGTCATTCAATTGACTAAGCACCTCGCTACTCATTGGGCACCGGATATGCGAGTTAACTGCATAGTTCCTGGTGGCGTTGAGAATGGGCAATCTGCTCATTTCAAATTTGATTATGCAGAACACACACCAATGGGCCGAATGGCAAAGGTTGAAGAAATCTGCGGACTCGTCGAGTTCTTGATTAGCGACAAGGCCAGTTATTGCACTGGCGGGGTGTATCCTGTTGATGGAGGGTGGACGGCATGGTGAAAACTATCTTTGTAGTTTGTGTTCATGATGGGGATGGCAATATGATTCCAGACAAAGCCTTTTCGATAAAGGCAAAGGCCAATAAGCATGCAAAACAGATATGGAATGACTACAAGAAGGATGAATTCGAGGCTGATTTTGATAATGAGCTTGAGGTTCATGAAATCGAGCTGGAAGAATGATTTTGCTTTCGAACCCAAAATTGCATGGTACTAAACCAGTTTACAAGCCACAGAACAGGCTTATTGCTGGATAAGGAATCAAAATGATTGAACTAATCGCCGAAATAGGCATAAACCACAACGCTGACATGGCAATTACGAAGCGGCTAATTGACGCCGTGTTCGCAACAGGCTGGCACGTTGCCAAATTTCAGAAGCGAACACCTGAACTTTGCGTTCCTGAATCACAAAGGAATCAACCCAAACAAACGCCGTGGGGCCAGATGACCTATCTCGAATACAAGCAGAAGATGGAATTCGGCCAGCAAGAGTACGACTACATAAACAAATACTGCGCCGAAAAGCCTATTCGCTGGACCGCGAGCGTTTGGGATATTCCGTCACTTTATTTTCTCGTTCAATATCCGGTGCCATTTATCAAGATTCCGAGCGCAAAGCTGACCGATTCTCAATTGATTGAAGCATGCGCGAAGTCTGGCATTCCGATCTATCTTTCAACCGGCATGAGTACGACCGAGGAAATTGACGAGGCAGTCAACCTTATCCTTAAATACTCAAATGAACGTTTGACTTTGTTTCACACGAATTCGACATACCCTTGTCCGGTAAATGAACTGAACTTGCGCTGTATCCCATGGCTAAAAGAACGATATGGCCAGCGAGTTGGTTATTCAGGCCACGAAATTGACCTGGAGCCAAGTGTCGCAGCTGCCGTGCTTGGTGCCGAGGTAATCGAGCGGCATATTACTCTTGACCACAGAATGTGGGGCAGCGATCAGGCGGCGAGTCTTGAGGTTCACGCAATGGATATGCTGCGCAAAAGGCTTGACGATGTACCGGCCATGCTTGGCGATGGAGTCAAGCGGGTTTATGATGGCGAACAGAAGGCTAAGGAGAAACTACGTGGGTAAGGTTCTAAGAATCATGGATTTACCTAAAACAGACGGCATGCCCAAAGAGCCGGATTTCATTATGCCGGTTTATAGAGACCTTGACGGGCCATATAGAAGTATTTCTTTATCTCAGTTGGCATATGCTATATCTGTCGAGATTTCAAAAGGCATGGATATTGTAATGATTCAAAGAGACGATAAATCAATCGTTTTCAGGCAGGGTATACCACAATGAAAACCGCCGTAATCATAACAGCCCGCCTAAACTCAAGCCGATTGCCTGAGAAGATTCTACTTCCTTTGAACGGCAAGACGGTGCTTGAGCATCTGATTGACCGGGCGCTTGCAACTAAGGTTGACGAAGTGATACTCGCGATACCGAATGACGAAGATCATAGGCGATTAGCAGATATTGCGATTGCCAAGGGTATAAAAGTCTACGGCGGTAGCTTGAACGATAGGCTTGATCGAATCTATCGGGCCGCTGCTTTTTATGGTATAGAAGCAGTTGCCTCAATGGATGGAGACGACCCATTCTGCGATCCATACCTGATGGAGCTCGGGCTAAGGCAACTTGAAGAAAGATGGTTTGATGCCGTGACGGTTTCGCCTGATATGATTGTGGGCTCTTTTACATTGGCTGTCAGAACATCTACTCTCAAGAAAGCCGTTGACCTAAAAGACGGCGATGTCAGCGAAGACCTCATGCAATATATTAGGCCGATAACTGATAGAGTTGGGCTTTTGGATGTCGAGAACTCTATATTTTACAATCATGAAATACGCTTGACTCTCGATTATCACGAAGACTATCAATTTTTTGGAAAAGTTTTTCATGAAATGGGAATAGACACTAATATAGTGCCTCTGTTCGAAATATTGGAATTTCTCAATCGCAGAAACGATATTGTAGATATAAACGCCTTCCGCCGCCAAAACTGGATTGACAATAAGGGTGGGATGAAGTGAACGGATTCAAAGTTCATGAATGCCTTCACCCTGGTAGAGAGGCGTTTGGTAATTATGACTGGCAACCAGCAATACAGCCGCCATGGAAACCGTACGGAAATTTCGTTAATATAGACGCGTGTATGATTGAGGAAATAGCCTTCCTGTGGCGCTATGGAATAAAAACAATTGAATGTTGTTGCGGGCATTTGGTCACGAAATCTTACATTGCTGTTGAAAAAGAGTTTATCAACAAAATGCACGAACTTGGATATGTGACATACGGATATGTAGACGGCATTGAAAGAGCTGAAATTTTCGAGGCTCGGTTTAAAACATGAAAGAATATCTGCAATCCATCGGCCTAATAACTGGCAACGAACTTGAAGTGGAATTCGAAAACTCAAAAGTCAGAATGCTAAAGGATGTTGAGACTGGCGTAATATTCATGGATCATGAGCCGCCGATTGACTATTCTCGCATCGAATCGCTTTCTTATTGGGGCACCGCGTCACTTGAGGAAGCACGAAAGAAAACTATCCTTGACGATAAAAGGCGATTCGAACAGTTCAGAAGTTTCATTGTTGGTAAAGATGTTCTTGACTTCGGATGTGGCAACGGTGGATTTTTGACGCTATGTAAACCGTGGGCAAATAAATTATTTGGTCATGAAATCCAACAGGATGCAGCCGAAGCATTGCGGCGAGACGGCTTGAACATAAACGGCATCGACGGCGAATACGACACGATAACTATGTTTCACGTTCTCGAACATTTGACAAATCCGCTTGAAAAAATGGTTGAATTGAAATCGCATCTTAGAACAGGTGGTCAGATAATCATCGAAATACCAAGCGCGCGTGACTTCTTGCTGTTCTTTCTCGAATTGCCTGAGTTTAAGGCACACACATTTACGAGTGAATATCATACTGTTTTGTACACTGAGGAAACGCTTAGAAAACTTGTTGAAATGGCCGGATTCAAAAACGTGAGCATTGAAGGACTCCAACGGTATTCGATAAACAACCATCTTCACTGGTTGAAAGAGAAAAAGCCGGGCGGTATGCGTGGATGGGACTTTCTATTGTCACCGATGTTGAAACTGGAGTATGCTAAAACCATGCAGAGACTCGGCTTTTGTGACACACTAATTTGTATTGCTGAAAAATAGTGGCCGGGCCAGGCGTAGTCAGGTAAGGCGTGCTGTTGTAAGGTGCGGCAGGGGATTTTGTGGAAAAACTAATAGATATTCTTGGTGAAGATGTTTTATCAAAACTATCGGATGCTTTTGGCGGGCAAAGAATATATATTCCAACAAAGTCAGATATCCATGAAAGGAATCTAAAAATGAGAACGGAATTCACGCAAATGTTATCGTCTGGCTCGACATGTATGAACGCTTACCATAATCTTGCCGAGAAAAACGATTTATCAATTCGGAGAGTCCAATCTATAGTGAACGCCCAATGAAACGAAAACCTAAGCCGAAACCAAGACCCCCGAAGCCTTATTGAATGCGTGATGAATATGATTTTTCTAACGCCATTCAAGGCAAGTTTTATTCGAGTAATCGCCCAAAAAGGATAACGATAATGCAATTAGGATCAGAATATACACCCGAAGGTCTTATCGAAATGCTGAATGAAGACCAGCGTAAGGAACTTCTCGAAGCACTTCAAAAAGTTGTAAAGAATGCCGGAAACACTCGAACAAGTTCAAAGCCAACTGACGAGTGAGATAGGCGAGTTAAAAGCCCGGTGGTATATTGACCGGGCAATTGCCGCCTATAACCATTCGATGTGTTTCATACCATCAAGCGGTGATTACGCCTTAATCACCTTTAAGGAAACAGCCCATGAATTACCGCAAGACGAATCTTGAACATTTAGACGCTAAGCAAATAGAAAAGTTCATTACCGAACATTATGCCGAGTGCCAAAGGCTCACAAAGCTTTGGGACTATTACAAAGGCAATAACACCAAGATTCTGAGCAAGCCTAAAGTGCAAGAGGGCAATCCTGATAATCGGACGCCTGTACCGTTTGGTCGCAAGATCATTACCACATTCACCGGATATGCGTATCGGCCTAAGTACATAACCTACAAAACCGAAGAAAAAGACCAGACATATTTCAAACATCTTATGGAAAACTTCAAGCTGAATAACGAGCCGATAAAGACCGCGATGGATGGTCGGAATACCGGTATTTTTGGGCTTTCATATGAGCTTGTTTACGTTGACACCGAAATTGGTGAAGAGCTTACAAAAGAAGCTGTGCCGAGATTCTTCTATGTTGACCCCCGAGAAATCATTTTGCTTTATGACTATTCACCAGAGCCTAAAAAGAAAATAGGCATTCGTTATTATCCGATAACGGACGACTGGTTTAAGGTAGAGGTTTATTACAAAGAAACCGTAGAGGTATTCGACCGGAAACGTGCCGAGAATTCGAATGAATGGGCAATTACGCCTGATCTTGAAAGACCGATGTATAGGAATTTCTTTCAGGATGTGCCCATAGTACCCTATTATTTCGGTGATGATTGCTTGGGCATAATTCAGCCTGTTATCCCGCTTATTGATGATTATGACGATTTGATATCTGGTTCAATCATAGAATTTGACCGATTCGCGAATGCTTATCTGCGTCTTGTCAAAATGGGCATTGGCGGGCGTAAGCCTGTGCCTAATGGTGGTCAGCCAGACAATCAAGCTTGGCAATGGCTTGCCAGGCTGCGCAAGAGCAGAGTATTTGAAAACCTTGAAAATAAAGAAGATGTAAGTTTCCTCACCAAAGATATACCCAAAGATTTCGTTGAGTGGATGGAAAAGACTCTCGCGAAACAGATTCATACGCAATCGTCTGTGCCTGACTTTGCGCAATTCACGGATGTATCTGGCGCCGCAATTGAACGCCTTATGTTCGACTTCGAGAATGTTGTATCGAGTGCCGAGGCTGACTTTGATACGGGTCTTTATGAACGTATCAGGCTCATAAACAAGATTTGGGAAACGACCAAAAGCGTTCAGACTCAAGACCCTGGAACCATTGTCATTACCCATAAGAGAAACGTTGCGTTTGACCTGAAAGAATTGGCAGAAACAGCCAATATCATGAAACAAGCCGGATTCAGTGCCGAAGTCATTGCGGAGATTATGCCTGACTCGGTTATCCCGGATGTTCAAGCAGAGCTTGATCGACAAGCCGAAGAACAACTTGCCATGATACCAGATATAGAGGGTGGGACTGGCATGGCTGAAGATGGTTCAACAGATGCCGCTGTGGCTAATTTGCAACTGAATGGTGCTCAATTAGCATCAATGGTTCAGATGGTAGAGTCAGTTTCCAAGAAAGAAATACCATTTGAAAGCGCGGTCGATCTTATTTTAATCGCATTGCCTGGAATTACGCGTGACATTGTGGAGAAGATGCTTAGACCAGCGATTGATTTTAATGCATTAGTGCCGTCGAGTGCGGTCAAAGCGAGTGAAGTTGATGCCGAAATTACCTTATGAACCATTGTCACGCCATGCCGCACTGTTAGAGGAATACTCTTTATCTAATGATGAAATAAAGAAGCGAAAAATCCAGGATAGAATGGATTTCATTTGGATGAATTGCAGCGAAACAGAAATGAAACTCATGACAGCCCAAGTAGCGCTTTTCGAAAGGCGTAATCGTGGCAAGACCGCTTAACGAATATGAGGATATGGCGCATAGACTTCTACAAGCCAAGCAACTAAAATACGAAAAAGAAGTAACGGCTATTCTTGTTCAGGCTCTTAACGATATCCGCATTCAGATGTCTAAGGTTTATGAAAAGTATGCGGTCGATGGTATTTTGACGAAAGCCGAGATGAGCAAATACTCGCGTCTAACCGCGCTCGAACTCCAAATTACCGCGATCATAAAACCAGCAACAAGCAAAATAGTCAGCATCTTAAAAAGGGTTCCGCCTGAAATGTACGGTGAGGCTTTTTTTGCTTACGCGTGGGCGATGGATCAGGCTACAGAGATTGCTCTGAAATGGGGTGTTCTGAATCGTGATGCGGTGCTCGAAAACCTCGACAATCCGATTGATAAAATAGCTGTCGAACGATACAAGGCAACTGCGCCTATGCGCGCCAGACAGGCTTTGCAGAATGGTTTGATTAGCGGTCAGTCATATACTCAGATGATGAAGGATTTCAAAAAAGGGTTGAATATTCTCAACTTCGAAGCTATCAGGATTCTGAGAACCGAAGGCCAAACCGCACAGAACTCAGGGCAAGCAGATACTTACACAAAAGCAAAATCGCAAGGGGTCGATGGTCGCAGAAGATTTGACGCTTCACTCGATGGCCGAACGCGACCGACTCACGGTGCGGCAGATGGCGAATTCGAGGATGAAAAAGGGCTTTTCAAGATAGGGGCTGAATTCGCGCCTTACCCTGCTTACGCTGGGCTGTCCGCAGCAGAGCGTATAAATTGCCGGTGCAGAACTCATTTTGAAATCGAAGGCTATGAACCACAACTAAGACGAACGCGCGATGAGGGAATTATCCCTTATCAAACTTTTTCACAATGGTCAGAGAATAGGAAGAAATGGGCATGACCGGAACCGCTCTTTCTCAATATTTCAACTGGTTAGATGCGCATTTGAAAACAGTAGAGTATGGCACCGTGTCTGTCTCGTTCACAGTTTGCGATGGCGTTGTCACGCGAGTAGATAAAGAAATTAGGGAAAGCGACAAAATAGCGCTTCCTAAAAAGGATGGTAGATAATGGAATATTTCATTGGCATAGCGTGGTATGTAGGCGCTGCAATTTTCTCAGGCGTTCATGCTGAGAAATTAGGGGCAAGTGGGTGGAAGTATTTTTCTTTGGCTGTGTTGTTTAGTCCAGTCATTGCTTTGATAGCGTTAAGTTCAGAAACCGCAAAGCAAAAGAAATAACGGGCCCTTGCAAAAGTATTTGAACAGGCTATATATTAGTTAAAGATCGACCGACTTGAATAACGAGAGGCCGACCGCCCTTAGGGGATGGTCGGCCTTTTTTATTTGTCAAAATCGATTGGCACGCGCAGGGCAAATGAACTGTTAGCGGGCAAAATCAGTTAGCACGCGAACAAGCGGGCAAAAGGCATATCATGGCAATCGAGAGCATCGATGAAATCAAGGCATATCTCGCTGAAAACAAAGACAGTGAAGATGTGAAGACTTTCATGGCGGAAATAACGCCAAAGGTTACTACCGAGCTTGTGGCTTCATTTCTTGAGACAGAGGAAGGCGCAAGGATTCTGAAAACCCATCCTGAGACAGACAGACGTGTTTCGGAAGGCGTTCAGACGGCGGTCAAGAAAGAACGCGAAAAGATCGACGCCGAAGTTAAGCGTGCGGTCGCGGCTGAGATTCTTAAACGAAATCCGGCTGAGACTGAGCAAGAAAAACAAATTCGCGAACTTCGTGAATCCTTCGAATCCGAAAAGTCGGCACGCGCACGGGAAACCTTGCAGCGTCAGCTAATCGAAGAAGGTTCTAAGAAGAAAGTCGATGCAATAGCCTTGATTGAAGCAGGTTGGTTGCCGTCCAGTCTTGAGGAAGGTTTGGTGGCCTTAGATAAGGTTGCTAAACGCGACGCTGATTTGGAAGCCCGCATTAGAAATGAATTGGTTGCTTCCGGCAGCTACCGGCCTGGCTCCGGCCAGTCTGAGAAAGGTAAGTTGGATATCAAGACCCTAACCAAAGAGCAGATGATTGAACTTGAATTGAAGGGTGAACTTGATAAATACCTTACCGCTTAATAAAGGACTACCTTAATGGCAGTAACACATTTTGTACCTGAGGTTTGGAGTTCGAAGATTTTCGTACGACTCCGCAAGAATCTTGTGTATGGAAACGTTGTGAATACCGATTATCAGGGCGAAATTTCTGCCTATGGCGATCAGGTCAAGATCAACGAAATCGGAGCTATCACCGTAAACAGCTACACGGCACATAGCGATATCACAATTCAGACTCTTGAATCTGCGCAGAAAGTTTTGACCATCGACCAACAGAAGTATTTCGCTTTTGAAATCGATGACATAGAAAACGCGCAGACCAATCCGAAGCTCATGAATCCTGCAACCGACGAAGCCGCTTATGCAATTGGCGATAACATCGACCAGTTCATTGCGAGCAAGTATTCGGAAGCTGGCATCAGTAACGCTACCAACCTTGGCACTTCTGGTACTGGAATTACCGTTTATTCGAGCACCGGCAATGCGATCACTTCGCTTTCCTATGCATCTCGTTATGCCGACGAAAACAACGTTCCCCGCAATGGCCGCTGGATGGTAATACCTCCGTGGTTCCATCAGAAGCTTGTCATCGCTAACACCGGTACTGTATCTGCTACGGCAACAACCAAAGACCTTGGCGGCGGCGTACTGATTGAAGGCTTTGTTGGTAGGCTTTGGGGCTTCGACCTCTACGTGTCGAACAACGTTGCCACTATTTCTACCGTCAACGCAATCATGTTCGGTGACCGTTCGGCAATTTCTTATGCAGGTCAGATTTCTAAGATTCAGGCTTTCGAACAGGAAAAGCGTTTCAACGCCGCTGTTAAAGGTCTGTATGTATACGGCGCCAAGGTAGTGCGTCCGAGTTCTCTCGGCACTCTCTACGCGATTGAGGGGGCGTAATCATGGCAACAGTAGCAGCCGTAACTGGCGGACTATTTACCACTCGGGCTAAAACGCTCGTAACTGCCGGTACTCATTACGTATCTGGCATCACAGATTATGCGAAAGCCGTCATCTGCATCGAGAATAACGATACTGTTACAACTGTCGTTACGCTCAAGGCCGGGACTGGCTATAGCGCAATCGGTCAGGGCGACTATACCGCGTTCACACTCGGTACTGTGGCCGCGACTAACGGGACGGTCATGGTGGCTGGAACGTCGTTTGAATCTGCTCGGTATCTGAACTCGAACGGGTACGTTCAACTGCTGGTGGCAACATCTACCGGCGTGTACGTATCGGCGATTCAGCTCTAATAGCGGGGGCCGAAAGGCCCCTTGCTTCGAAAGGTTGACTAAGTGCTATTGACTCCGGCAGAAATTTCTACCTTCACGTCGATCACTGGAACACCGACTCAACTGCAAATTGATTCGGTGGTAAGAAATATCAACCTAATCACAAACAACTATTTCGTATCCGATCTGTGCATTGCAAGCCTTGCGGATTTCTCAGGCGGTTCAGGTGGAACGATAACCATAGGGTCACATTGGGAAGATTTCGGATTCATGAATGGGGACGAGGTATATATCTCAAATTCCCATAGAAATGACGGGTACAAAACAGTTTCGACCGTAACCACATCAGTTATGACCCTTGTGACTACATCTACCGCAATTGCCGAACTTTCAGGCAGGACAATTTACTTCTCGGTTGTGCAATGGCCGGAAGGTTTGAAACAGATAGCGGCTCAGATGGTCGCGTTTGACGTGGACATCCGTCCCAATCAGGATGCAAATGTCAAATCAATTACACTTGGTCCTTGGTCTGAAACAAGGGAAACGGGTAGCGATCAAACAAGCAATTACCCGCAATCAATGGTAAACGCGCTATCAGTATTCAAATTAGCGAGTATACGATGAGTTTGAGAAATGCCTTAAATCTTATCAATGCCGTTACGATAACTCGCGAAACTATTTCGAATGATGGTTTAGGTAATACTTCAACAGTGGCAACGACTACCACGGTAGCACGCGCAAGTATCTGGCAGCCCGGTTCGAATAGCCGTTTACTCTCTGACAAAATCGCAAAGGAAAGCACAGACGTGCTGGCGTTTGAAGTCGGTGATTATGGGATTTTGAATACCGATGCCTACGCCACATATGCAGGCAAGACCTATCAGCTAACCGGGATACCTGACGACGTAGCCAATCGCGGCCAACTCATGGTTGTCGGCATGAAGAGGATTGTCTGATGGCTTTCAAAACAACAATTGAAAAAGTATGGAATGGTAAAGAAGTAAAAATACTCGGCAAGAAAGCTGTCGGGCAAAGCATTTTCGGGGTTGGTTTGATTGTCGAAGGTCAGGCTAAGGCTCTTGCGCCAATCGATACCGGCCAGCTTGCAGGAAGTATAACAACTCAATCGCGAGTTAAGGGTACGGATGTAGAATCACCGGCTCTTGAAATTGACAAGATCGGCAAGCCTCAAGAAGAACTTGAGGCATGGGTTGGCACGGCAGTAATGCACGGCACGTGGATGGAATTCGGCACATCTAAAACGAATGCACAGCCATTCCTTCGTCCAGCACTTGCCTTAGCAGAAGGTCGGTCACTCACGCTTGTCGAACGTGAAAGCAAGATTGTGTTTAAGGAATTTCTACAGTGAAAGCGCATGATGCAATCGGGCTTGCTATGCTGAGCACAACAGCTATTACGGCAATCGTGGGCGCTGGCACTTCCGGTCGAGTCTACCACGGGCTCAGGCCGTCAACTTCAACATTGCCCGCGATCAACTATTTCAAACTGTCTGGCAACCGCCATTACGGCATGGAATCGGAAATCTATTCGATCAACTGCCGGGCCGCAACTGCATCAGCCGCAATGGAACTTGCCAGACAGGTCAAAGAATTGTGGGGCGGTTCAGAAGGCATGACTACATATGGGATTTGGGGCACCGCACCGACAACGTTCGACTTTTCTCGCGCATCCATAACAGATCAGGGACTTATACCAGAGCCGGATGAACAAACATTCAACGCGCCACTGGATTTGCAAATCGTCTACCGTGTGGAAACGGTATCATAAGGGAGGGCAGCTAAATGCCTAATTATCAAACAAGCAGGGCCACAAGCGCCAACCTTGTAACCGGTAACTACAAGATCGAAGTGGCTCAGACCACGGTAGCCGGTAGCTATACGAATCTCGGTGCCGGAATGGTCAATTCGTGGGGATACACACCCGAGTACTACGACATCCAGTCCGGCAACTCGCCTGACCCGGTAGAAGGTATTTCTACTGAGGCGTTCTCGGTTGATATGGAACTGATCGAGTTCGATCTTTCGGTGCTTACTACCATCATGGGTGGTGCGATCACGCTTACTACTGGTGGTACGGTTTATACCGTAACTGGTGGTGGCAACGTTGCGATAACCCCGAAGATTTTCAAGCTCACGAATACATCAACGGTTTCCGGGGCTACGAAAACGCTTGTTGTCACTCTGTTCCGCTGCTTCATCAAAAGCGGATTTCAGGTCACCGCAAAATCTGACAATGACGCCGACCCCATCAACGTCATGCCCATTACGATCAGTGCGGAAGTCGATACGACCCTTACCGCAGGTGCTCAGCTCTTTAGCATCGTTAAGCAGGTCTAAGCCATGGACATAATTGACCTCGACATACTCAAAACCGAATCTCGAAAGATAAAGCTCGGTGGCAAAGAAATTGATATTTCGTTTATCCCGGTAGCGATCACGTTCCGGGTAAACGAGATTGCTGAAAAGCTTTTCGCAATGAAACCAAAAGAACTTGAAAACGACTTGAAGAAAGCCGAGGAAGGTTTCGATCTCGCTGTCAAACTATGTGCCCTTTTTTGTGAACATAGCCACCCCGAATTTGATGAAAAATGGTTCAGGAGTAACACCACGGTTGGGCAGGTTCAGGTATTTGCGCGCGAGATTCGAAAGACTCTTTATGATTCCATGCAGGGGCTTGAGCGGTATGCCTCAAAAAACGAGGAGGGGGCCAAGACGGTAAGTTAACGCTTGGCCCCATATTCGTGACTATGGGGATGCTGTATCCGTGGGCAACAAAGGAATACATCCTTTGGCAAATGACCTGGGCGCAGTTGATTTTGTACATCAATGAAGGATTGAAACAAAAGTATCCGCAGCCAGAAAAACCGAATGCAAGAAAGGCCGTTGAAATGACATACGACGAATTAGCGGCGAAACGTGAAGAGCTTAGAAAGCAATATGGGGAGATTGGTTAATGGCTACCCGGTCGCTTGGCGACATGATCGTGCGTATCGTAGGAGAGAACAAAGAGTTCGATTCCGCGATAAACAAAAGCGAAAAAAACCTCGAAGACTTTGGCAAAACCGCGAGCAAAATAGGCGGCAATCTCACCAAATTCATTACATTGCCATTGGTCGGAATAGGTGTCGCCGCCGTTAAGTCAGCATCTGATATGGAATCCGCTCAGATTGCCTTCGAAACTCTTTTAGGGTCGGGCGAGAAAGCAAAGGTTCTACTCGGGCAGTTAAAACAGTTTGCATCAACTACGCCGTTCGAGTTTCAAGACATTGCGCAAGGTGCTAAAACACTTCTGTCATTTGGTGTAGCCGCAGAAAGCATCCTGCCAATAACCAAACAACTCGGCGATATAGCCCTTGGTGATTCTCAAAAGTTTGAGTCCCTTTCTGTTGTCTTCGGTCAGATTTCTTCAACTGGCCGACTTATGGGGCAGGACTTGCTCCAACTCATAAACGTCGGCTTTAACCCGCTTCAAGAAATAAGCAAAGTCACCGGCGAAACCATGGCAGAGCTTAAGAAGCGCATGGAAGAAGGTGGAATTTCAGCAGAAGAAGTAGCCAAGGCATTTACAAGCGCTACAAGCGAAGGTGGTAGATTCTTTCAAGGAACCGAAAAGCTCGGCAAGTCGTTCGCTGGTCAGCTATCTACCCTAAAAGATGATGCGATGGAACTTGCCCGCGGTTTTGGCGAAATACTCCTGCCAACTCTTCGCGACATCATGAAGACTGTTTCTGGCCTAATACAAGAATTCAACAAACTTGACCCGGAAACTAAAAAGACAATAGTCAATATCGCACTCGCCGCTGCCGCTGCCGGTCCCTTGATTGGAACTATCGGAAAACTTGCTCAAGCTTTCGGCGGACTTACAACTGCAATTGGAACAGTAAAAACCGCAATTTCAGCACTCGCGACTCTCAACCCAGCATTCCTTTGGCTAACTGCAATTACTGCCGCTGTTGGGCTTGTGGCCGGATTGGTAGACTCCCTAAATAAGGTAAATGCTGAAGCCGACGAAGCAGCAATTAGTCAATATTCGTTGGCTAAAGGAGTCAAGGCAGGCGCTACAGAATTCGAGCGATCAAGCACTATTCTCAATGAAGCAAAGTCAAGACTTGAAGCTTACAATAGGTCGATAACACGTGCACAGGCTGATATAGCTGCGGGTAGAAATGTCGATGCGCAAAATGCAAATTTACTAAAATATCAAAGTGCCGTTTATAACTTAACTGGATTTATAGAGAGTTACACAAGAAAGGTTGCAGAACAGAAAAAAGAACAAGAGGCATTAAATCCAGTTATAGCTACAACAGCGGTTGTTACGACAAATACTGGGGAAGCAATACGAAGGGTTAGGGAGCAGACATTAATAGCCAATGCTGGTTTTAAGAACCTATCTGACACAATGCATGCCCACTATATCCAACAGCAAATGGATATCGAAGAAACCCAACGAATAAACGAAGAAGCTACACTTTCGGCAAATGAAGGTTTCAAGCAGCAGTCAGAGGATATCGCGGCTGGATTCGCA